ACCTTTATGGATGTTCTTATCTGAGGTGGATCACAAGAAATACCCTGAGGCAAAACAATTATATAGATTTGAATTAGTGGAGTAAATAACTGGAGAGCTGAGGAGAAAAAAAGTTTCTTTTTAGCTCTCTTTTTGTCTAAAAAATCTTATATCTCTGGTTATCACTATAAGGAGGTGTAAGGCATGGAAGAAACTAAAAATGTGTGGATTTCAGATCAAGCGGCTGAGGTTTTAGAATATCTTAAGACTACTCACTATGAGGAAAGCATAGCGGTAAAGAGTGGGGCAATATGTGAGTTATTTAATTTAAAGAAAGAGATTCTAAGGGCTGTGGTAAATTGCCTAAGGAGTGACGGATACCCGGTTTGTAGTTCTTGCCGTGGATATTGGTACTCAGAAAAGCCGGAGGATATTGATAAGACTCTAAAACATCTGGAGGGGAGAATCTCCGGGATGCAGAGGGCTATCACAGGATTAAAAAGGATCAGATCAGGAGAATAAACAGGAGAGACAGGAGCTTATAACTTTCTGTCTCTTTATTTTTGAGGAGGATAACGTGTTTAAAGAGGGCGAATTGATAAAGTATATGATGCCTCTTGATGCTGATTACAGTTATGGAGTAATCACTGAGCTCAGGGAGAGCTGAGGTAGTATTAAAATCTTATCCTCAAGGGCTGGTTGTTGAGGTTCCTTACAGAGTGATGGAGCATATAAGAAAGAGGTGATTGAGTTGGGAGCCGTGAGGGTAAAGACCACAAATGATAGATTGCTGGAGATTGATTACAGTGATACAGAGGCAGTAAAGAAAATAATATCAAGCTGGGGAATGGTGGAGAAACTGGCTGAGGGAGGAGATACAGTAGCCTTAGCTATATTAGTAGATTTACAGACAGCAATAGGGGTAAGTATTACAGAGTTTGGAGAAAATAAAAAGGTTGGCTTTGATGTAAGCCGGATCAACAGAGGAGTATTAACAGAGGCTCAGTTTATTTCTCTGATCTATGTGTTAGGACTGGGATACAGACAGGATGAGATAGCTTATGTACTGGGCTGTAAAAAACAGACGGTAAATGTGCATATACAGAGAGCTCTTAAGAGGATCTGTAGATTTCTGGAAAAGGAGGACAGCAAGGGTGAGAAGAATAAGAAAAAGAGAAGAAGATCAAGCCGACAAGTGGCTAAGAGAGCACGATCCGTATTACACAAGCATGAGCCGGGGAAAGGCAAAGATGATAAAACATCCTTACCTCACTCCAGATCAGGAGGTAAGTAGGCAGAGAAAGGAGATCCCTATTACTTGTGTATCTAATGTAGATCTGGATTATTTGAACGTAACGAAACACTAAAGGCTGACTTTGTAGGAAGTATTTACACTATATTTATGAAAGCTGTTTGAAGTAGTAGGAAGTAAAAAAGGAAGATTTAGGAGGTAAATTTACAATGGATATGAAAGAAAGAGAAATCCAGTATTGTAACCCTGAGGAGCTGATCCCGTATGAGAAAAATCCCCGTGATAATCGTGCGGCTCTTGATGCTATAGAGCTGAGTATTGAGGAATATGGGTTTACTAATCCTATTCTGGTAAATGAGGAGAAAGTGATCCTTGCCGGACATACCAGAAGAGAGGCGGCTATCTTAGCTGGGTTGGAGAAAGTTCCGTACATAGTAGTTGACGGACTTACAGAAGCTCAGCAGAAAGCCTATAGACTGGCAGACAATAAGTTATCAGAGTTGTCTATCTGGGATGAGGATTTACTCAAGGAAGAGCTGGAGGATCTGTTAGATGAGGACTATGATATTTCTCTTACTGGTTTCTCTGATGTAGATTTGACAGACCTTTTAAAAGATGAGGAGGATCTGGAGGACATAGAGCCGGAGGAACCAAAAGAAAAGAAAACTACTCTCCCTATGCTGAGGTTTGGATCCAACAGTGTAAGGATTACACAGGATGAGTTAATCATGCTGAGTAACAGATACAATGAGTATGTAGAGGCTGAGCCGGGAGAGGGATTTGTAACATGGCTGTTAAAGAGAGGTATCTGAGATGGTAGAGAAGATCTTAGCATATATGATCTATTTTAGTCCTTATGTGTTCTGTATCTGTTTACTTGCAGAGTATGTAATTACTCTGGTAAATATCAAAAGAGAGAAGAAGCTGGAGGAAGAGCGGCGAAAGGAAATGAACCGGGCAATATATACTTTAGCTTTAGAGCTCAGGAGATTAAATAACAGATTAGAGTGTAAGGTGTGTCCGGGAAAAGAAGAGGAGAAACAGGATGATTGAGGGTAGAAGTAAATTAACTTTTGGAACTGGTGATATTATGATTACTCCAGTTGCTCATAGAGAAGATGTAGGGGACGAAAAGCCGGATTATGGTATGTTATGTCTTGAAACTTGTGAACGCCGGGAGATAGGAACCTTTGAGGGAGGAAATCCTGATTATAGTATCTTAGGTTCAGAGGTTCTCATGGTATTTAACAAGGTAGAGAGCGTGGATGTGATGATTGAGCGGTTACAGATGCTTAAAAAGATGATGCTGGGGAGCAGAGAGGACTTGTTAGCATTATCTGATGTAGAAGTACCGGAAGATTTCAAAGTAGAAGAGTGGAAGTAAAGAGAAATGAGGTACAGATCCGGGGAAAGGAAAAGTACCTCATTTTATATTGCATAGCCTTATGAAATTCATAGAAATGAGGATGAAGAAATCCGGGGAAAAAGAGCATTGCCGGGGAAAGAGAAAATACTGATAAATACAAGGATAAAAGCAGATATAACAAGAGAAGAAAGAAAAGAAATAATGAGTAACATAGTAGTAAAGACATAAGAGGTAATAAAAGAATGTCATATTTTTAGAGTCTTTGAGCTAAATATTATGAAATTGATATACATTTAAAGCAATTTTAAAGAGAACCCTCCCAACAAAACAAAAGGGAGGAGTGAGTGAGGAGAAAGGAGGTTTAAAAGCTGATGGTAGAGGAAAAAGGGCAGAATCAGGAGGCTGAGGCTCCAGTAGTGCCTAAAAAGAGCCAAAAAGAGACAGAAGCTCAGAAAACAGCGTTTGAGCTTTATTATAACATGGGAGAAAAGAGATCCTTAGAGGCTGTAGCTAACAGTTGTGGTAAAAGTACCCGTACTATAGGGGAATGGAGCCGTAAATTTCAGTGGAAAGACCGTATTTTACAGAAAGAAATTGAAGAAACAGCGGAAAAAGGCTCTACAGCTAATGCAGTATTAGACGTAAAAGCAGAGTACAGAAAGATTATCAGAGCCCTTGTAGCGGCGTTTGTAAAGGATTTCAAGGCTGGAAAGGTCAAGATCAAGAATATACAGGACTTTGAGAGAGTGGTTAAGCTGGATCTGTTACTCTTAGGAGATCCTACAGACAGGGTAGCTCAGGAGAATAAGGAGCAAATAGAGCTCACTGAGGAGGATAGAAAGGCTATTTTTGCTGTAGCTGACAGTATCAAAGAGGAGATGAAAGCTCTCAGGAGCTAATTTATTGTGCAAGATTACTTTTTAAAGGAAAAAATCCCTATGGTTTTATAAATACCGATTGTGAAATATACACAAAAAGTTAATGCCTGTCTAAAAATGGCACTTAAAGCGGTTATTACTGAGTGTAAGTAAGCTGAGAGGCAAGGATCACACAGGAGGTAAAGGATCATGGGAAAGATTACAAAGGGCTTTAAGTATATTGGAGCCGGGATAGTGGATTTATTGGCTGGAGGAGTAAAGCTGTTTGCAAGAGCTATAGGAGCTGTTATCAAGAGTCATAGAAAGAGAAAGCTCAAAAAGGCTACAGCTTATGTAGAGAAATATGGTTATGAGCTCCAGATCAATAGCCGGGTAAGATTTAATAATACCCCTTACTATGTAATGTCCTATGAATACTTTGAGGACGTAGAAAGAAAAAGGGAGGTATCTATTAAGCTGATCGGCGTACCACAGCATAAAGAAATGATGAGGAGGATTAAAAGCAAATGACAGGAAATGAGTATCAGGCTTTAGCAATGAGAACAAATGACGGTAAATCAACAGACAGAGTGATCTCTGGAGTGCTGACTTGTGATCTGAAATGGTTACATAATCAGAATGTTGTCAGAGAGGACACTGAGGGGCTGGATCTGGGAGGAATTCTAAATGGATGCTTAGGACTGGCTGGAGAATCTGGGGAAGTGCTGGACATGGTTAAGAAATGTATATTCCATGAGAAGAAAATGGACAAGTATCACTTAAAGAAAGAGCTGGGGGATGTAATGTGGTATGTAGCTATGTTATGTGAGAGCTTTGGTTTTGATCTTGATGAGATCTTGCAGATGAATGTAGATAAGCTCAAGGCAAGATACCCGGAGGGCTTTGATCCTGAGAAAGCAAACCACAGAAAGCCGGGGGATGTGTAAATGTATTGTGAAAAAGAAAAAGAGTGTCCTATTTATCAGATCCACAGAGAGTTAAATGGACATTATCAGAGGCTCATAAATGAGTTGTTAGGAAAAGGCTATTATAACATGGGGATGGATGCTTACAGTTGTAACGCAGAATCTTGTGAGGATATGTTACATGAGATCAGGAGAATGAGAAAGTTGATAAGTACAGGGCGGTGGATAGTTTTGGTATCAATTATTTATACTCTTTGGTCATTTGTCAGATAGGAGGTAAGTAACATGGGATTAGCTGATGCTTTTGGAGCTGAGGACAGAGTACAGGTTAAGTTTTCTACTTTTTATGAGTTGGTAAAAGGGTGTACTCAGAGGGATCAGATGCTTAACGCTATTAACTGTAATGTTCCTCATAGATACATCAGAGAGATGGTAACAGGTAAGAGTGAGGAGCCGGAGAAAAAGGAGTTGCTGATAGGAGCTCCTAAAGAAGAAAAACAGGGAGGTAAAAAGAGATGAGTAAAGACATGGTAAAAAGACCAGATCACTATTGTTTCAGTAAGTTTGAGCCTAAGGATGTGATCCGGGAGTGGGGGCTTAACTTTAATCTGGGCTCAGCGGTTAAGTACATAGCAAGAGCCGGAAGAAAGGATGATATTGTACAGGATCTTAAGAAAGCAAGAGAGTTTCTTAGCTTTGAGATTGAAGCTCTGGAGGCTGAGAGAGGAGTTACAGAAGAGGCTAAGCCTGATGGAGAACAGGAAAAGGCTTTGAGATTCTACAGAGCTTTTAGAGGACTTGTTTCTAAGGCAAGCAATGATTACTGTATGAAGCATTTTGGTGTTAATGATGTGCTGGACGGATATACATTAGATTTTCACATGATTGTACCGAGAGGTATAAGTATTGATGAGGTTGTAGATATGTGGTCAGAGTCATGGGAGGAAAAGGTAAATGAAAGTTGTACAAGCTGGGTTTGAGATCATGGATCCTCTGAATGGGGAGAAGATCTTAAGGAAGATTGAAAGAGTAGCAAGAGTGTGTTATAAGTCTGAGGACAAGATTACCACTGGATCCGCTGAGAAGATGGTAAGAGGACTGATAAAGAGAGGACATGAGGCAATGCTGGAGCATTTCTCTTTCTCAGTTAAGTTTACAGTAGACAGAGGAGTATCACATGAGCTTGTAAGGCACAGAATAGCCTCATTTGCTCAGGAGAGTACAAGATACTGTAATTACGGGCATGAGGGGGAGATTTCAGTGATTGAGCCCTTTTATCTCAAAGAGTGCCGGAGTAAAGAGCCTTGGAAGTATAACGCATGGGTTGAGGCTTGCTGTAAGGCTGAGGATAGATATTTGTGCCTATTAGAGTGGGGAGCAAGCCCTCAGGAGGCAAGAGCGGTATTACCTAACTCTCTTAAGACAGAGATTGTAGTAACAGCAAACCTCAGGGAGTGGAGGAACATCTTTAAGCTGAGAGCTGTAGGGGTGACAGGAAAGCCACATCCTCAGATGTTAGAGGTTATGGTTCCATTACTGGAGGAAGTAAAGAGACAGATCCCGGTTGTGTTTGATGATCTGGTAACTGAATAAAAGAAAGATGAGGGGGAGGGCGGCGGCTCTCCTCTTTTTGTGAGGTAAAAGCTATGGTAAGTATTGGATTATGTGTATTTATTGGTATCATCTCATTTATTGTAGGATCCTTTAGCGGTATCTGTATGATCTGTATGTGTGTAGTAGGAGGTAGCGGTGATGAGAGTGGGGCAGATAGTAACATTGAAGAAGAACACAAGCCGGAGGCTTAGAGTCTTAGCTATATCAGACTGGGATATAGTAACTGTAATGGATCTGGCAGATAAGACAGAAAAGGAGTTTGAGATAGGTCAGCTCCAGAGAGTGAGGAGAAGAAAATAGCATGAGGGGCAATGAGGAGTATAAGGAAATAGGTAAACGGTGCAGAGGGGCTTTATATCTTAAGAGACATAGGGTGATAAAGAAGCCGGGAAGAGGGTACAGATGTAAATATTGTGATCGTATCCTCTCAGATCTGAGGTATGAAGCAGAAAGGAAGAAAAGATGATAAATTATGAAGTAGCTATGAGAATGATAAAGCTGATCCTGTGGGCTCTGGGAGCTGTATGGAGCTTGTTTATGATAATGGAGAATAACAAGTATTTCAATATTCGGAAAGATGAGGAGAAAAATATCTTAGCTTGTAATCTGTTAGCGTGGATCGTGTTAATGGTACTGAGTATCATAAGAGTAGTAAAGGTTATACATTAAGGCAAAGAGGGGCTCAAAAGGCTCCTCTTTTTAGTTCGTAAGAAAGGAGGATATAAAGGTGAATGTATTAGATAGCGTATGGTTAGAACAGTCAAAGAAAGACAAGATCATAAAAGAGATCATTCTAACAGCGGATTTTGAGACAGCATACTATACAGTGTGTAAATACATAACCTGTAGATCCCTCCAGCCTTTACACGCAAGTATCATTCACAATGTATCAGATAATCAAGCCTCTATGGATCTTGCTCCCCGTGGACATGGTAAATCTACTATAGGTGATGTGGATTTCTGTATCACAAAGGTACTCAGGAACCCGGATATAAGAATCATGATCGGATCAAAGACACAGACTCAGGCAAGTGCATTTTTAAAGGAGATTCGTACTCACTTTGAGCAAAATGTAAATCTGATCCGTATTTTCGGAGACTGGAAGAAAAGCCGGGACAATGTATGGAATGATAAAGAGTTTACAGTAAACCGGAGGACAGTGATTAAGAAAGAGGCTACTGTATCAGCGTTAGGAGCCTCAGGAGCCGTAGTATCTAAGCATTTCGATATAATTATAGGTGATGATTTAGTAGGCTTTGAAAACGCACGTACAGAGGCTCAGAGAAAGGTTTTAAAGGAATGGTTTTATAGTTCCCTGTACCCTACACTTGAGCCGGATGGAGAAATTCACATATTAGGAACCAGATACAGCCCTATGGATCTGTATGAGGATCTGATTAAGAGTAAGAACTACAAAATAAATGTACAGCAAGCTATCACAATTAAGGACGGTCAGGAGTATTCTCTTTGGGAGTCTAAGTTTAGCCTTGAGAAGCTGAGAAGTATCAGGGAAGAGGCTGGACTTATTATCTTTAATATGCAGTACCAGAACAATACAGAGCTTGCAAAGGGTAAGATCTTTAAATACAAGTATTTCAAACACTTTGAGGAGTATGATATTGATTATGACCTCAACAGAGTAAGGGTTAAGGTATTAGATTCTCAGGGAGTGCCTTACTGGATTCCGGTAAGGATCTATATGGGTGCTGACTTGGCAATATCAGAGGACGAAACCAGTAATAATGACTATTTTGTATTAACGGTAATAGGCGTGGATAAAAATAAAAATGTCTATGTGCTGGATTACCTAAAGGAGAGACTTACCTTTAATGCTCAGCTTAATGCTATTCTGGACTATGGAAAGAATAAATTCCCTATGGTGGAGAGAATAGGCGTGGAGACTGTACAGTATCAGAAATCACTTGCTCAGGAGATCAGGAGACTTAGCCTGTTACCTGTAGTCAATATTCAGACAAGTAAAGACAAGGTAACAAGAGCAATGAGAAGATCCGCATTATTTGAAAATGGTAAGGTATGGTTTAGGATCGGTATGGATGATCTTGAGGAATGTCTGTTACTATTCCCGGAAGTAGATCATGATGATTTATTTGATGGTTTAGACTTTGCCTTAACAGTAGCGGATCAGGGTAACTCAGTAAGAGTATTGAATAGAGAAGATTTTAACATTTAACAGGAGAGCCGGAGGAGGCTCTTTTTTATTGCGTGAAAAGAGGAGGATGAGAACAGTGATAACAAAAAGACCTATAGACAATGAATTTAACATTGAGAAGAAAGAGAGCCGCTTTAATGTGGCTTTGCTGGATGATCTGGTAGATTATCATTTCAGAAAGATCAAGCCCCGGTACATGAAGTATCAGAAACTTTATGAGGGTAAGGCTAAGATCTTTAAGAGAGCAAGAATGAAAGGAAAGAATAAGCCGTGTAATAAGATTGCAAATGATTTTTGCGGTCAGATTATTGATACAACAGTAGGTTATTTTTTAGGAAATCCTATCACTATCAACTACACAGAGAAAGAAAACAAGGCGGTAGGCACTCAAACGGCTGAGGCTGATGTAGGGGTAGACCTGAAAGAGCTTAAGACTACAGATACAGCGGTACAGGATGAGCTTGACGGGATTCTACAGGAGAACTACAGAGATGATCTTTTCATGGAGTGGGGTAAAGAGTGCATGATTAAGAGTATCTCTCATCTGTTAGTGTATCAGGATGAGCAAGGTAAAACAAAGATTATCCGGCTCAAGGCTGAGGATGTAATTATTGTGTATGCCAACAGCTCCACAAAACAGGCTCTTTACAAGATCCGTCTGTATGTGATTGATACAGAGGATACAGACAGAACTACACTCTATGCTGAGGTCTGGAGTGATACAAAGATGGAGCTTTTCAAGAGAACAGATGATACCTCAAACCCACGGGTACAGGGCTTTGAGTTTGTAAGAGAGGAGCCTCATATCTTTGGTAGGATCCCTATTGTTACCCTGTACAATAATGAGGAGGAGATGAGTGATCTTGAGAAGATTGAGAGCCTCATAAATGACTATGACAGGGTAATGAGTGATATTTCAGATGAGTTTGAGGCTTTCCGTAACGCTTACCTTGTAATCAAGGACATGGTAATGAATGGGGACAGTATGCAGAAGCTCAAAGAGGAGGGCATTGTAGAGATCACTGATTCTGGAGATATGAAGTTTGTAACTAAGGAGATCCAGACAGATGCTATCAATAGCCACTTAGACCGACTGGAAAAGAATATTTACAAATTTGCTCAGGTTCCTGATCTGTCAGATGAGAATTTCGCCGGA